ACAGTCCATAGGAGGGCAGGGTAATACCGGTTCTACGCTTGGGCCTACCGGAGTTCATGTAGATCTTACTATGCCAAATGGCGAGGGAGGATACAGGAGCGCGGAAGAAGTGGCTAGGTACTGGGGATTTGGTTCAGATCAACCGCCAGTAAATCTTGACACGCTGGTTGATTTACAAGGAGTGTTCTTGAATTCTGAATTAAAGGTTGATGCTCAAACGCAGGACACACTCACTCAATTAGTTGCTACGGGGCAGTTGACGGTACAAGAGGTGCAAGATAATTTCTTAACGGACAATAGTCCGGCAGCGGTCAAAGCTCGATACAGCACTGATCTGGCTACTATGGTACGTGGAATAAATAATAATGAGTTTGAAGTAGAGGATGCCATAGGTGTTCTCGAAGAAATGGGGTATCAAGGGCGAAATATTGACAAGGATCTCTTGGAGAATGGCGTTATTGAGGAAAAAATTTATAGGTATAGACTTCCAATAGTCTTACGAGAATTCGTTGAGACAAGGGAGGAGTTGTTTGATTCAAGCTCTCCCATCAAATCACTGGGTCGCTATGGGCGGAATATAGTTGATGTAACACTTACCCAGCTTCAACGAGGAGGGCGTGATTGGGACGAGTTTGTAAATAAGCATCTTGGCGGAGATAGAACGCCTAGGTCGGTAAAAGGTTTTATAAGTGAAGACATGATGAATCGAATGACCCGTGAGTTGTTTACTAGATTCCCTACTCAAAACCCTGATGACATCAAGGATGACATTAAGAACGTATTTCGTATAATCCAATAATATGCCTGTAATCTCACACACAGATCGCATTTATCAGCTTGCAAAGCAACGTGCAGATGAACGTAAAGTTAATCTACCAAAACCAACTGATCCAGTTGGGGCGATTGTTAGCTCGTTGAAACATACCATTGACGAGGGCATAAGACCCAACATTGAAAATGTTGCAACGGCAGCTGGCGAGATTACTAATTTAGCTGGGGTTGGCTATATCCCCGGACTTAGTACTCCAGAGCAATTGGAAAGGCAGGAGCGTGGGGAGGAGGATGTACGTCCTAAATGGGAGCAAGCCTTAAGTGCTACTACCAAAACCGTGGGAGGGGTGGCCGGAACCGCTTTGGATGTTGTTTTTGCAGCTCCTGTAGCTGGCTTTGAAGCTTTAAACGAAGTGGCCGCGGGTAAAGAGCCGGGCTTTTTTACTGACGTTTTAAGTTTGGCAAATGTTACTTTTGAATTTCTTGGTGGGCTAGGGGATGCTCCGGGGGAAAGGAGTGAGCAAAGGCAAAGGGCGGAGTCTTTTGCTGGTAAATGGGCCGGTTGGGTTAGAGATCCTTTTTGGGAAAAGGTAGGTGGAGCTTCCGTTACTAGTGAGATGGACACGGTGTGGAGGTATATAGTTGAGGATGTTTTAGATCAAACATTGCCAGAGTTGATTATTGTGAAGGGGCCGAAATTAACAAAAAAAACTGGAGAGGCTCTAATTTCACCTAAGAAAACATTGCAAAAAATTCGCTCTAGTGTTCCTTCTGTTAAGGCGAAGGGTGTGCCAGAGGGTATTAAGAATGCGAATGTATCGCCAGCCGAGAGGGTGCGCATGTATATTGAGGGGGAGAAGAGGATACCTCAAACCGAAAGAACGCGAATGTTAAATGAGATCGAAGAGATTGTGAGAAGGGACGACTTGAAGGCGCTTGAGGAGTTTGAGGTTAGAAGTCCGCAGATGTATAAGGAGTATATCAAGATTGATCGCCAGCGACTTAATTTTACGGAGAAGTTCAAGGAGTTGTTTGAGAAAACCCGGAAGGGAGAGAGTATTACATTAGGGGATAAAAAATATCTAGTTGAATCCTTTGAGAAGCAATTTGGCAGGGAGCCTTCCACGGTTCCAGCTGTTAATGATTTAGTAAGCAAGGTGCGCTCAAGCGCTTTGAAGGTTGATATGTACGAAGCTGTCATGCAAGAGGTAGTTGCTAGTACAATGTCTCATCCTAAATTCGTTGAAGCTATGAAGCTTGATCGAACTACATTGAAACCTAAACAGCCTAAATCGTTTGAAGAAAAAGGAAAGTTTGCGCAATTAGAAGGGGCTGAAAAGTTTCCAAAACAACCTACGGCAGAGGGGGCCAGGGAAAAACTAGAGCAGAAGGCTATCAAGGATGCACGCAGGGAGTTGGAATCAGGGCCAGGTGAGCTTTTTATTAACAATGAGGCTAAGACCCTAGGTAAGTTCAAGAAAACGATCCCTGAGCTTGATACGATGGATTTACCATCTGCTCTAAAATTTGCTGAGAAGAAATTACAAACTAGTCCGAGTGCTACTTTGCAGGAATTTGTAGATAGATATAAGAATTTTGATTCGAGAGTTGATGAAGCGTATCAAGGAAAGCGTGGAGCTGATGAAGTGTTCAGTGATATTATTCAAAGAAGCCAGGAGATTAGAGCTGGGGAGAGAACAAGGGATGGTAAGCTTAAGGTTGAGACTGAAGAGCTTACAAAGCGTGAGGAGAAGATCCTTAAAGATGTAGCAAAAAAGGCCGAGACCGTAGAAGGTCGGGGCGAAATACAATTGAGGCAGCCTTCTCCACCAAAGGAGATTGATATCTTGGTGGAGCAAGTGCCAAAGGACAAGATTCCTTTTGGAGATGAGGTTGTTGGAAAGTTCTTTAAAGAAGATAAGAATCCTATTGGATTATATGATGAGTATTTTGCAGAGCCAAGAAGGGTGATAGCGGATAAAGTACTTGAGAAGTCTCTTGGAGAAGAGGTTGTGAAGCTTGATCGTGAATGGCAAAACGAACAAGGTAGGGTGGTGAATGAAATGCATGACCTACAAAATGAAGTTCTTGCACGATATAAGGGGGAGACTGGTCTTAAGGAGAAACTCACTATGCAAAAACGTATGGAGTTCCTAGCTGAAGAGTCTCGTAAAATATTCGAAGCGATTGAAGATCCAAAATTAAGAGAGGGGCTTTCTAAAGAGAATCAAAAAACTGTACGAGACTTTGTTGAGGAGTTTGATGCTCAAAGGATTATCCTGAAAGATCACCATGCTTCCATGATTCAATATCGTAATAGAAAGATTTCTGATATGAAAGATTCTATTCTTGATTTAGAGGTGTGGCTTGAGGAGCATTCTGGAAGAACTCATGAGACCGTGGCTAGAAGAGTTGACGCTCAAATACAACACCACAAAGATGTGATTAAGATTCGTGAAGCAAAAAACAAAGAGTCGGAAAGTATCATAAATAGATTGGCTGAAAAGAATGAGCAGTACATACCTCACATTATTAATCCTCACATGCGCCTATGGGTAGAGAGGCATTTCCCAGAGGTGGTAGATGCAGCTTCGAAGGCTATGTTATTCAGAGACAACAACTTCTTGAAGATAAGGAAGGACTTCCCTTTCTATCAGAAGGATGCGTTCACAGCCATGGCATTGTACAAACGTGAGGCGAAGAGGCAGTTGACACTTGACAAGCTTGCAGAAGATATGATTGATTCTGCTGCATCACAGGGTCACATAAAAGGCACTGTAAAGGGAGCGTTCCTCAGAAAGTTCCTAGATCAGAAGTTCTTCGAAAAACGTCCAGGACGTGAAACGGTGGAGCCTACGGCGAAGGTGGCGTATGACGCACTTTACAAATTGACTGGAAAAGCCGATGAGGGCCTCTCAGCACTTATGAAAAAAGACATGTCCACATTATCAGACCTGCTCAAGAGAGAAATTATTCTTACAAAAGAACAGGTAGAGTTTATCAAAAAGCACGCTAAAGATCAAGGGAAAATCGATATTAAGGGTGACGTGTTGAAGCTTAATATGCTTGAGCCAAACATCAATGCGGTCGATGCTTTCATCACAAATATAAAGAACTTAGGGTATGCAAGTACCATTGGTTTGAACCCACGTACTACGATGCTTAACCTTGTGACTCAGCCCGTAGTTGGATTGTCTCACTCTGGCCTTGGGCCTCTTGAAGGGATGAAGGCTCAGGTTGAAGCGTACAAGTTTGCGTTCAAGAGTTGGAAGCCCGGGAAAGAAGGTCAGAAGTTTAGAGATAAAATCGAGGACTCAGGACTGGCCCCTTCAAACAGGCAACTGTTTAATCCAGAAAGGCCATTCACTCTTAACAGAGAAAGGTTTGCTGGAACTATGCTGATGAACATGAAGTTCTCAGAGTATGTAGCTAGGACAGTTACAGCTCATGTTGGATACAAAGCGTACAAGAAGGGATTGATTACAAAAGAGCAGGCGGGAGAGATTATTACTATAGATGGTACAAAGCTGGCTAAGGGATGGTCGGACAAATTCAACTTTGAATACACGGCTGCCACTATGCCACTCTGGACAGACACCATGTTCGGAAGGGCAGTGATGTTCCTTGGAAGTTTTGGACTGAAGAATACAGATCTCCATATCAAGCTTGCCAAAGAAGCTAAGTTTACAGAATGGCTAGGTGAGTCAGAGAAAATTTTTAAGAGGAAGGATGTCGGTACTCCAGAGAAAATGAAATTGATTATCGAAGAGTACAATAAGAATCATGCTAGGCTTGGACTGGCGAAGGAGGCGGTATATGGCCTCTCTGCTGCGATGGTGCTAGGACAAATATTTGACATTGACCTTGATGAGTTCACTACTAAGGGAATGGGATTTGGTATTTCTAATCCGATCACGAATTTATTCCTTGGTACTGGTGGATGGAATCAAGATGTTACAAGTAAGATTAAACCGTTTATCCCTGGGCGTGGAGCCGTGAGGAGTGTTGATAAGATGCTCGGAACAGATGTGCTGTCTAATTACAGGGACTTTGGAAACGTACCTCAAATATCAGATTTAATTAAATAACATGACAACTATAGAAGTTTTAAAGGAGCAGGTGGTTACTTTATTCAAACAGATGGGGGATGTTTGCAAGGACATAAAAACCATCAAAGAGAATCATTTATATCATATAGAAAAAGACATGAGTGAATTCAAGACGGACTTGAAATGGGTTAAAAAAATCCAATGGTACACGATCACTTTTGCTGCAACTAATTTAGTGGGAATCTTGATTACTATTATCATAATGTTATTAACTAACAAATAGAACATGTTACTTTGTCCAATAGAAAATTCGGCATTACTCAAAACGGACTGGGTTCAGATGAGGCCAAGGATTACTCAGACGTTTGGTCTGAATAAAGGAGTCTACAAACAGTTTGGCATGGATGGTCATAATGGAATTGATTACGGCGTTCCTGTGGGGACTCCTATTTATGCAGCGCATGATGGAAAGGTGAAAGTAAAGAACGATGGGAAGAAAGGCTACGGACTTCATGTGAAGCTACGAGGAAAGTTTAATGGAAGGGAGTCTGTCTACGGACACCTCTCAAAAGTTGCCGTGAAAAGCGGTGACTATGTTAGTGCGGGGGACTTAATAGGTCACTCTGGAAACACGGGGTTTTCTACCGGGCCTCACCTTCACTTCGGATTCAGGGTTCTAGTCAAGGGGGCTGGCGATGTTTTCATTTGGAAAGTGGCGAATTATAAGAATGGATTCTATGGGTACATTGATCCGTTGCCGTACATGATTACGTACAAGGGGACTTCTGTATCGCCTACGATCTTGTCACAGAACTAGTTATATGCTAAGATAATTCTGTTATTTTCTAACCCAATATTATGTTAGAGAGACTAAAACGATTTTTATGTAGGGACGAGGTTCGTTCTTGGTTCGAGACATTTCTCGCAACCTTTCTTTCCGTCTTTGGACTTGAGCTACTTTTGCTCTTTGAGCAGTTCCAGACCGTTTCAGGTGGACTGGCTGCAATGGCAGCGGTCATCCTCCTTTCTGTAGCTGGAGCCACTGTAAGGAGCCTTATAAAGGCATTACAATACATGCTGTTCGGGGACAAATATCCATTACGAAGATCATCTGAATAGATCACCCTTTTACAATTTGGTTGAGATACCTCTCTTCCTGCTTGGATGCGTGGTATCTCTTGTTATATGGTATCTAAGGCTTTGCTGGTGGCTCTTTTGTCTATGGTTTTATGTCGTCCTTATTGCATTCGGTGCGGTACTTATTATGGCTTTGTTTGACAAGCTATTCTAAATAGTGTTAGAATGAGACGACTTCAATTAGGCAGCAAGGGCATGATAAATTTTTTCAACTTGCATTGCCTCGAAGGTCAACCCAAGAGGCTGGGTAACTACATAAGGCTAAAAGGAGCGCTTCGGAGCAGCTCTTGTCTGTGAATTACCTGGCTTTTTATCTTACATGGGAATCGACAATCTTTCTCGCTTCATCAAATCCTTTGCAGATGTACGCCCCTACACGGCTGACTGATTGCAGAGCCTTGATCCAATCCTTTTGAGCTTGAGATGTTGCCGAGCCTTTTTGTCGCTTCAGCTCTATGAACAATAGGAACGCATAGCCGTGCTTCGACTGGTCTGCATTGATGTAAATCAATAGGTCTGGGAGCCCTGGTCGTAGTCCCATTCGTTTATTCAAAGCCTTCTGCTTTATTGAAGGTGTCCAGGTTGAGTTTGGGATAGCCGAAAAGCGCAGCTTCTTAATCTCTAGGTAGTCGACTAGAGTTTTTTGCTCATCTCTTTCTAGGGGACTGTTGTTTTTGGTCATGACTCTTTGATATCGTGGATTTCTACATTACATGGCAACGGTCTCATCTCAGGCTCATTCCTTATACTCCAGTTAAATCTAGCGTCATCTAATCCTGCCTTGAAAGGAGCTATCTCTTCTTCTTTCATTCCTGATTGAGAGCCTGGTCTTTTCCAGTAGGTGTTCACTACCTTCTCATGCCCTCCAGGAATAAGTCTTTTAACAGTGACTCTCACTGCCATTTGCATTTGCTCAACCTTACTTCTATCTGTCATATCTAAAGGCTTTCCCTCGGGCCACAGACATAAATACATACGTTCTTCTATTTGTGAATCTAGTTTTTTCATTTCTTAAATCCGTTATAATATAATTTTTTAATAAAGTGTTTCATATTTAATGCCCTGTTGTGATCATCCCCTTCCTCATAAGAGTAGTACCATTCAAACAACTGCTCTCTAGTTGGATTGTATTTAACTGAGTCTAGCATATTAGTTAGATCCCAGAACTCATCACCGACTCCTAGAACCTCGCCTATATCATCCCCAATCCACCACATATCTTCTACATATTCTTTACCATAGTACTTTTCTACAAAGACGGCAGCTAGTTTATTAATAGCTTTCTCAGCTTCGTATAGTAGGTTTTGTAATTTACTGTCAATTTTTTTCATTGGTTGCTTTTTTAGGTGTTAAAGTTCGCTGCAAACTACATACCCTAGTGAGTTAACGCTTTTCCCCATTTCCATTCTATCGCAACTATCTGCCATCTTTTCGTTATACTCAATCACGTCATCGACAGGCGTCCCCAATTGTATTTCACATCCACTAAGAAGGAGAATTAAAATAATAAGAAGTAAAGCTTTTTTCATAGTTCATTGTGTTAAATTATTTTCTTTTTTCATATCAGTAGTGTAATCGTAATCAACCTCATGCCATTCTTGAAGGGCTTCTCTCACGACCACCATCTCATCAGCAAAGAGCTGTATGCCCCACATCAAGGTTGCTGCTACAAGGAGAGTTCCTATTTCTAATTTGTCTAGGTTGTTCATTGTTGGAGGGGTTTATTCAGCCGTCCTGTGGTCAAATAGGGTTATTGGGTCGCATAATTCTACATTTTCAAGAAACTCAGGAACTTCTTTTTCCAACCTGCAAACCTCAGCTGTATATGCCGTAAACATTGCTCCGTGCTGCTGCCAAGAGTATCCGCTTTCCGAGAAGAGCATGGAGTGTATTCGGGCCTCCATAAAGTCCCACGAATAATCCCTGTTCTGAATAATCACACTGTCTATTTGCCTATCGACATCCTTCTTATGTACTTCTAGTTGAGCGCCTATCGTAGATACGTACGTTCGTGTGAATAGTGAGTTGAGGGCTACGTTCAACGTTAAGCCGCACAACGTGAGAACCGTGCATATTATAATGGTTTTTTTCATAACATTTATTTAAATCTTAATTAGGTTTACATGTTTTCCATAGATCATTATCATCCATCGCCTCTAACATCCAATCAGCCATTGGTTCTAAACTATCTGGTAAATCTTCTACTACCGTATAATGAGGTTCTGTTTCCATACCTCCTTTAAATACTGCTGTTATCTTTTCCCTCATAATCGTAGGTACAAAAGACACCTGTAAATTCTCACAGCTCACTGGTCTTTCTTTGGCAACACGCCTAAGATCATGGTAGTTATCCACCCCTTGGAGGCAGAATATTGCGAACGGACTTTCATCTTTTTCCATGTGTATAGTTTATATTATTTATTGATTTAATTCCAGTTGCTCCACCTTAGAGGTCAGTTGCTCGATCTCTAAGGTGTAAAGCTCAACATCCTTGCAGCATGGGCAGTCCCACCCCTCGTAAGCGATTTCATCCGAATGGTTTTTGCAATTTCTTCAGCTTGCCTTCAAGCTCCATCTTAAGGACTTCAAACTGGTATTTGTGGCTGCATTCGTAGGCTAGTTCATAACTCTTCTTTAACCCTTCCAGCACCTCCCTCGCCCCTTCTTCTTTAGCTTGTTGGAGAACTTGTTCTGTAACGCCACATTCTATGCAGGCCCTGTCTCCCCCTTCCGTAACATACGTCCTGCAATACTCCTTTCTAACCGCTTCCTTTTCTGCAACGGTTGGCTCCGATAGAGCGATTGACTTATTGCACCTTAAGCAGATATTAGACCTAATCCACTTACCATCCATTATATTCCCAACCTCGGCATTACAACATTTTGATTTCATATCTATTTATTAAGTATTATTTTCTTTTCTTTACCAAGATCCATAAGAATAGCGGTACTACTATCGCCCAAGCCGTGAAGGTGGATAACTGCCCCATACTCTCAGCCATTGGAACAACGATAAGCAGCGTAAGAGCGGAGAATAATTCTGTAGCGTCCTCAGTGGTGAACTTCCCCCACCATTCCTTCAAAAGTTTTTTAGTATGTTTCATAAGTAATAATTATTTTTTATCTAACGGCTCATACAACTTATCTCTCATATCTCTCCATACCCATAGTAGTTGCTCAAATGGGAATGATTTCCTTTTAGGTTTTTCTTCAGGGGGTTCTTTCTTTTCCATATTTAAGTGTTGAAAAAGTTTACTTCAGGGAAAAGGAACTTGGCTATGTCCCAGATAGCTATATCAAACACGTTTGATATTTCGCAAAGTTCCGTAACGTTATCCGCCTCATCATCCCCAAACCTCCAGTAGTTCTCCTCTTGCATAAATTCATCAAACTCCCCTTGAGATCTCTTAGACCCGAACCCAACAGCGCTATAAATCGCCCCCGCTAACACACGGGGCTTGTCGAAGTAAACGTAGTCATTGCCATCAAACGTCCCTTCCTTGCGGATCACTTTGTCAATAGTCTCGTACAGGTACTCCTCCAGGCTTCTTCCTTCTTCCATATTACATGGGTTAATTAATACGTTCTTTTCCATTTAGATTTATTTTAGGCTTCCAAGGAGAGTAACCGCTTCTCCGCCTCACTTTTTTGCTTTTCATACTTAATAATCAATTGCCTTTTCAGCTCTTTGCTTTCCTTGGCCTTTGTCAAAGTGGTAAAAACCATAAAAGAGCTGGACCCTTCTTTTTCTACATTCTCCTCAAAGCAATCGGTATCTATTTGCTCAGGTCCCCACCAATTTATACAAACAGATGGGTCGTCGTTGTGGTAGCGGTAAGACGTTGGCCTTACCTCGGCCCTGTCCACAGACACTTCCAGTATCTCACCCTTCTCTATAAAAAACACCTTGCTAAACATTGGTATTGTTACGGTCTTCATATCATTTTAAATTAAGTAATAATTATTTTTTAGACTCCCTCACTTGCCTTATCTCCTCTCTATACTCAGTGAAGATGTAGAGTAAGATGTCGTAGAGAGAAATGTGCCCTTCTAACATATAGTCAGGAGTATTAGCAGGGATGGTGGGATTTTCAAAATATCGTGGAGGGTCTGTACTTGGATCAGATTGCATAACCATGCTACAGTTTGTTAACAAATTCTTTGAGATCTTCTTTCGAAGTAAACCTTTGCGCCTTGGAGTTCCCTCTGGCGAAAGACATGATGATAAAAATAAGAAGCAATAGTAAGTCTACGAAGTTGTTTCCACCGATGAATGTGTAGTTCAGCCAAAACATTGTGAACAGCATTCCGTAGGAGAATAAGTCGGAGGCTATAGATTGAATGAGGCTTTCTCTGAAGAATAGGATTTCTTTTTTTTGCGTCATGTTAGTTTGTTATATAATTAAGTAGTTTCTTATGGTCAGCCACGTGGGCTTTTTCGAATGGAATCCGAAGATTCTTTTCGGTCACAAAGCAACTCTCTTCAAATAAGATGCTTTTCACCTTGTGAGGTTTGAAAGTTGCCTTGTGTATTATTATTGGTTTCTGCATTTGTTGGGTGGTCAAATAGTGTGTTTTGGTTTTTGTAGTCCTCGACTTGCATGTAGGCGGTTTCGTCAATTTCCCAGGCATACTTAGGCTCCACTTGAAAGTCTGTCCATGCGGGATGGGCGGAAGCAAGGACTACCCCGCCCAGGGTCATTGTTCTTGTGTGAGATAGTACTGATCCTTTCACGAATGCCGTTCCCTTTTGTGTCGGCACCCATCTTGATCTACCTTTTTTGTATATGAGTCCGAAGTATTGTAACTTGGGAAGGTTGCACCTTTGGTTGTGGGTCAGTTTTAAATCCTTGTTTATATTACACTCCTCGCGTTCTCTCTCGTAAAACCCAACCAGTTGTTGTAAGGCCGACAGAGTATTTTTGTTTATGTTGTGTGCGTAGATAGTTTGTTCGTGCCCACAGCATGGACACCTTTCGCTTTTTTTAGTCATTTTTGATTGATTTATGAATTCTTTGATTGCTGGCGGTGAGTAGTAGTAATAGTAGGATTTCCATGTTTATAGTTTATATACGTTTGCGTGGCAGCTAATATTAGTTGATCTATCGAATCTGAAGATGTCCCCCCTGTGTCTAAATCTTGCGTTCATAGCGTCCGAGACGGTGAATACTCCGTTGCACCTGTCGTCCCCTGGATAGTCTGTAGATATTAGTAGTATCTTATCCCCCGCTTTGAATGGCCCATTTTTGCCATAGAGTGACCACTGGATCAACTCTTGAGAGAATGCTATAGGTCGCTCCCCTCGCTTTGCCATTTGGCATATGTTGTAACCAGTGCCCCCAGCTATACAAGGGGTTGAGTCTGTTTGCCCCACCTCTGGATTGTATGAGGTGAGGAAAACGTCAGAAAGTGTTGGGGGTTTTTGAGAAGGCCCCCCTCCTTCTAGTGAAAAAGATTACACTCCTCATTCTGCACTTCCAGCCCTTTGAGTTTTTTATACTCAACAAGTCGGTAGTGGTGGAAACAGAAGTTGTCTCCTGAGAAGATCTCTTGTGCGTGAGTTTTACGTTTTAAATCCGATACCCGTTCAATTTCCAGGTCAGCGATCTGATTAGTTTTTATCGCTTCACTATAGATGTGAGCTGCTTGAGCGCGCCCTTTTTCGCGAGCCTCAAGTTCCGAGTCAACTGCTACCGCATAAACGGTGACTGCAAACAAAGGGACAAGAAGTCCTATTGCCAGTGGTTTAATTCCTTTGAATTGTAAAATTTTTGTAAAGTTTTTCATTTTTGTATGTGGTTAAAAAAATACTGATATAAATTGGAATGTGACGAATCCTACGAATCCGACAGGGATACTTAGAAATACGTATCCGGTTGCCTTCGGAGCTTTCCAGAGGGCGAGGGTGAGTAGTGCGAATATTGTAAACGTCACTATGTACCCGGAAAGGTTTATGTCTAGTTGCATTGCTTTAGGGGTTATATTTTTGTATTTTTTTTGGGAATAATTCCCATAGTTTACGTTTTTTTATTAGGTGTTCCCGCCTGTCTTTCTTGGCGTGATACCATTCGATGTGGCAGTCGTAGCAGAGATCAATCAGGTTTCGTTCATTGTGGAGGTTTTTGTGCCGAGGGGCCTCCGATTTGTACACTATGTGATGTGTTGCCGTAGCCGTCTTGGTTTTACACCGTAGGCAGTTGTGGCTATGCAACCTCTTTTTTATCGCCCCGCTCGTTTGTTTGATCTTCTTTATAGATATTCTCACCTTCTTCTTTTTCTTCTTCTGCGCATAGCATTGAGGGCTGCAATATGGCTCTACATAGCGGTCTCCACTGGCGTAAAATTCCTTTTTGCAGATTTTACATTTAGCATTCATCTTCCAGGATTAGTTTTGGGGTAAGATCAATTTCATCGAAGGAGATAAATCTCGCCTCGTAATACTCCATCGCCATTGCTTGGTCTCCGGTGCTAGTCAATATTGGACATTGCGGATTGCCACAGCTTAGGATGGTGTAGTCTTGGTACTGGTCAGAGGCGTGAAAGCCTCCGCCACAGCCATTGTACTGGTTCATTTTCGTGTTACATGCGTTGCATATCATAGTTGCTTGGTTATTTTGTAATTTATGATCCGTATCTATACGCTTCATATTGGTACGCTCGGAACAGTTCTTCGTCTGACGGGAGAGTAAGCCCTAGGCCATCTGGCTCTGGCATTGAGGCGAGTCTTTCTATTTGATTTTGATATTCTGCCATCTCTGCCGTGGAGAGGTCTTTGGTTGAGCGTACTACGCTGAACTTCCCTCTGTTTTCTAGTAGAAACATCTGTCCAAAAACACTGTGCATCTCCTCTTTTGTGTACCCAAGCTCATTTCCTATCCATGTCACCATCCACCAGTAGCGCCCGTTTTGAGAGTTGTTTCGCTTTTTCCGCTTCTTCTCTATTATCACTTGCACTTCGCCGTCTAGCGTTTGAATGTATTCGTCTAGGAGCTTTCTGTCGATCTGGAGCTTTCCTTTCTCAACCGTGCCATAAAATATTGGTACTACTTTTGTCATATTATGCGGTTAATTTATTCATAGCTCGGACAACCTTGTCATATGTTTCCAAGGTGGGGGACTTACGCTCACCCCTTCTAAGAAGTTGCAGGTAGTTTGCCGAGATCCCCCGGTCAAATCCCCATTCGGTGTAGTGCTCATTGATAGTTTTCGCTATCCTATAGCAGCTTTTGCCATCCATAACGTCTTTGATATCTTTAAAGTTCATGTGTATGTGTTAAAAGTCGATTGTTTTTTCGTCCATATCTATTTCCGCGTGCACAAACGAGAGCGAGTCATCTTTCCAAACCGGCAGTTCAATCTCCCATTCGTCCAGATCAAGGGCTTCCCCATTCAGCTCAATAGAGAAAATAGCAGTGTAGATGCTTTTGACACCCCAGTCTCTCACTTCAACATCTATGTCGTAGCGCACGACTATAGGGTAGTCGCAGATTGTGTCTTTCTCGTATACCGAAGCCGTAGCTTTCGCTGTGTACATAGTTGCGTTGATTAAAAAGTAAGTTCTTCGATCATTTCATCTATCTGCTGGAGTGAGAGGGTTTGATATTCTAAATACCAATCTACCTTCTCTTGCAGTTCCTCCCGGGTAAATTCTTTAGCGAAAAGAGGTTTCGCAGTGAGCCTTGGGTCATAGAAAACGAGGTATAGCTTTTCGAGGTCTTCGTTCACTATGAAGTATTGCATGACCTGCTCCTCGTAATCCTTTGGCACTCCAGCTTCAAAGTAAGCTTGCAGATGTCGAGATGTTGAGAGGCATTTAACTTCAACCGCCTCTTTGTATTTACCGTCCACCTTAATCAGACCATCGGGACTTACGGCGATACTTGGATTGGATTCACTTACGCAGAAGCCGACAGCCTCCACTTCTTTATCATATTCCTTTGCGAATAGATCTAGCGCCTCCGGTTCCAACCTGTGACCTCTGTCCATCGGGTTTTCTGGAGCCTCCTCAAGCCCTATCCGCTCAGCCATGATTTCGTAGAATCCGAGCTTACGCCCGACTCCACGCTTTGTCACAAGCTTTTTAAGCTTTGAGCCGGTAATTTTTCCTTTACGAGCACTTAACCACTCATCGGTGTTTTGCTCAAGTTGTAGGATTTTCATCGTTACTTGGGGTTAAGGATAATTTTAGTTCGTCCTTGAGGCGGATTACTTCCGGTGAAGCTTTAGCATTCCCCTCAAGAGCTTTCCAACACCCTTTGAGTTCATCAACGGTGGCGCAGGTCTTTAGAGTTTCCATAGCCTGTTTTGTTTTATCAGGCTCAGGCTCTTTGATGTCTCCTGCTTGCAAGCCATACGTAGCATTGTCCTCTTTGTCGATTTCAGCTACCACGTCATAGAAGTAACGTTTACACGCACGTTTCATGACAGACTTAAGCCAAAATTCAGACTCCCATTGCGTCCACAAGAACTTCATTTTGCTAGCGTTTTTCATCTTTTCATAGTCAGCGAGGTTGAGCGATTCCATCAACTCCCCCCGCTTCGTTTTAAAGATAGCGTACGCACCAACGATTTTGGTGTCGGTGAATGGGTTGGCTATTTTGTGAGAGTAAGAGATCTTTCCAGACTCTTTTCCAAAGCTGAATGTGTCGCCCTCTCTCACGAGTTGCACATCTATTTGTGCTTCCGGGTACACATTTAATACGGCGTTTCTGTAACCGTGATAGGTTACCATCGTCATATTGTTTCCAGTAACAACCACGTTTACACCGTCTAAGGTAAGACCAAGGCCATGATATTTAAAAGCCATATCACTCAAAACTTCATCAGTATTCGAAGATACTGGCCGTTTATCGCTGGCTTTTTTTGCCTCTGTCCTCCTCGCAGCATTAACATAGGCGAGGAATTTTTCTACCTCGTCTTGTGGCATACCTTGTTGTAGGAGTTTTTCTTTCATTGTATAAGGGTTAGTTGCTTTAACCGGAACCATAATAATCTATAGTTTCGTAAAAGTCAAGCGTATTTACATCTTTTTTTATTCTTGCTATACTTACTGTACCCGAAAGGGCTAGTTGCTTGGGAGGCCCCGTCTTAGGATGGGGCTTCTTTATTGTCGATATTTCATGGACACTTTCCGATATTTCATGGATAATGCGAGGTTGTGCGAGGTTGTGCGAGGTTGACAATTCCCGGTGGAGTATGTTGTAAAGCTATAAGTCGTCAGGTCTTAACGACTCTGTTTTTACACCTATTGACAGTTTCCGGTGCGATATGTTGTGGCTCCGTGATAGGTATACCTACACCAAAAGTATACCTATTTTACACCTATTAATTCTGATATAATAAAAATGTCCCCGTCAAGTTAAGTTATTTTTTAAACCGTTTAGTTATGGAAAATGAACCACAAAGCCTTCTCGTTGCAGAAGGTGAGCTTTCTTTAGAGCTTTCTATGTTATTGAGTGAGCGCGCCTGGGCTTTGAACAATCATTCGCTAGGACGCATACTCACTTTGGTTGACGCTACCTTTAGTGATTTGGAACAGAGGAAGGCGTTCAAGGATATGTGCCGATCTATTTTTTCGGAAATGGGCTTGTCTAATGTAGAATCAATTAGGGGTACGTGCTTAGAATTGGCCGTAGAACTAGGGGATAAGGATTATGAAGAATGTTATTGTAGGAACCATCCTATCTCAACCCAACTACAGAACAGTGTGAATTTTACTTATACAAGATCTAGTAAATAAGGAGGTTTCTGCGGGGACACTTCCTTCTATTGACTTTCTGTGTTTTTTCGTGTAGGATTCTCACGTTACTAATTAATCGGCAGATCATGTTTATTGTTTTAAATCGCTCACACATCCATTACGGTCTGCCGACTTTTTAGTTGTGTGGGCTATTTAAGATTATAAACAAGGCAGACCATGAACAATCCGCAAATAGAAAACGGCTACACTAAAATTGCTAATGAAATAATAGAGGCGCTCATGCGTATTAATTTGTCGAGTTACCAATCTAGGTTACTCTGGGCTGTGTTTAGAAAAACGTATGGATTCAATAAAAAGGAGGATTGGCTTTCTAATAGCCAGATTGTTGAAATGACGGGCTTGCGAAAACAGCACGTGAGTCGGGCGAAAAAGGAATTAATTGAGCGTAAAATAGTAACCTCTACTGGTAACAAAATCCAGTTTAATAAGGACTACAGTCAATGGTGTGAGTTGCCTAAGCCAGTTGCTAAGGAAAAAGTAACCGATTCCAGTAACGCTGTAACCGATTCAGGTTACAATAGTAACCAGTACAGGGGAACACAAAAGAAAAAAGAAACTTATACAAAAGAAATATCTAAAGATACAGAAAAATCTGAAAAAATAGAATATGGAAATGAAGAAATTAATAATATTTTAAAAGCAATGAAGCTTAAGATTGGCGTAGAAGAATTCGCAGATAGTCAAAAATGGCAGAGAATTTATGGAAAGCATTGTTACAACCTTATGCAAAAAATAACACCTGAAGAATTTAGTCGGCGACTTGACATATTACTTAAAGACAACTTTAAAAGAAAGCGCATGAATGAAATTAAATATGTTTATGGGCAAGTAAAAGGCTTTATAGAGCCAAAAAACAATATAGCATTTATATCTTAGCTATGAAAAAATACATAATGATGACGGCAGATAAGCTTAGGTTTATTTTGTCAGAACAAGAAAGGGGCCTTGTATTGCAAGAGTTTAACAAGGGGGCAAAGGCTGTGTTTGTACAAGATAGTTTGATTTCGCTTGCCATAGCTCCAACCATCACCGAATATGAAAGATGGTTTGCTCAGGAGAATGAAAGGCTTTTCGAGAGGGGGAAGAGGTTGTGCAAAAAGTGTGGAAGTATTATGGACGTTGGTTTTGGGTGTATATGCTGGGGAAAACATGGCGAATACAAATCAGAGCCAATTAGAAGTAGTGAAGTCCCGGATGCGCTACTAGAGAAAATTGGAAATGAGAAACTTTTAACAAAAAATAATGCTAGTAAACAATTGGAGTAAGATATCGGACGCTTTTACAGGTGGTGTGCCTGAAAGCCCAATAGAGAGAATTCTACAGGGGCATCTTTTAAGGTTTGGTATGCGGGCCATATGCCAATACCCAATCGGCCCATACAGAGCCGATCTATATTATGAGAGCGATTGTGGGAATAAAATTGTTATAGAGTGTGATGGCGCGGAGTTTCATACAGGCGGGGAGAGGGACGCTAAGAGAGATGATTACATGCGAAGACGTGGGTATACCGTGCTTAGGTTTGCGGGTACCGAGATTTACAACAGGCCAGTTAAATGTGCCATGAGGGTAATAGAGGAAATTCCAGAGATTTATCAGGGCGAGGAATATCAAGACTTTGAATATAGGTTTAATCGACAACTCCCATCGAGGCATAGTGATCTTGACGAGCTTCTTTGAATGGATCTTCAGGAATAGGATCGTCAAAAAACTCTTCAATCGTATGCCCCGGCTCACTGAATATTGCAATCCATCCGTCAAGAACCTCTTCTGATGTCCCGGACAGTTGCCAATCCTCAAAACCTTGAGATCTAAGGAATTCTAGTTTTTGATTTTTATCGTAGGTCATTGTCTTTTAAGTTAAGGGCTGTTGGTCGCCCGAGAATTTCTATAGCTTCAACCCAATCATATTCATCAGCAATCTTTGGGTTTATATCAAGCGCAGCTTCTACCGCACCTTCTGGGGAGTCTGCTTGAATTTGTCTATACAGGATTTGAGCATTTTTTGTTTCTATTTTCCCGTCTGGTAGGTAGCTTTTCCCATCATAGCTGAAGATCATGTATGTTTTCATTACTCTGTGGGTTAGAGGTTACAATATTTGTTCATTTACATATTCTAAGAAGTCTTCATAAAGCCCATCTCTCAACGTTTTATCTTTTATCATTTCTTCGAGGTAGAAACAAACGCAAGTATCAGAGTAGCAAAGCCCACCATCACGACAGTATTCTTGCGCCCATTCCCATAACTCTTTATTTGATAGGGTTACAGGGCATCCACAATGTCGAACGTTATCTGAATCAATCATTACGTCTTCACATCGTGGGCAAAGCATTATTGACATTGTGTTATTGGTTAGGTATTAATTTTTATTTCAGTATGTCCACCCGCAAGCATTCGCAAGTACCTTGCTATGTCTGCAAAACCTTCACTTTCAATTGCGCTTATAACTCTTTTGATGGTTGCATTGTCTGTATTGATATTGTCGACAGTGTTAAAAGCAACATCGATTAAAGCCTGTTGCCCCAGTGAGCCTCTAAGTTTGAGGCCGTCCACTAGAGATTGTATTGATACGGTTTTCATAGTTTTAAAGGGTTATTGATTATATTATTCTCATTATTTCACCTGCTTCAGCTCTCTTGTTCCAGTCGTCTTGAGCCTCTTTATCTCCATTTTTTATGTGCTCAAGTAACGACGCTTGTTCAGGTAACTCACCTAATTGTAAGTTTGTTGGCACAGAGTTTTGAGGCTCTTGAGTGTCTAAGTGGTTTACCACTACGGATGTATCGAAGTCGTATGTTGTCTTCATAGCTTTATTTGGTTATGGCTAATTGCACAACTATAGTATCGTACTTTAAAGAAGAAAGCAAGTGCAACTTTCAGGGAAGTATGTTGTAGTATACTTTGGGGCATTGCAATTCTTAGCTTCTTTTGGTAATGTAGAGCCATGCAACCAACAAAAACAGATTTGCAAGTGCAGGAAACCGCAGGGGCTTTGACCGCTGTTCTTGAGCAAATGGGATATAAAAATGTCCATGTTTTTTGGTACGGAGAAACTAAAAAGGGGCCAGTTAGTGGAACTTCAAGGAAAGACAACCTTCATCCGTTTCTTACGGTTGGGATACTTGAGAATATGAAACAACACATGCTAATGAAACCACATGGTAATTCTAGAGATAATCAAAAGCCGTGGACTTGATTTTGTTCGCGGTGTTCCCATTGAGGTATTACAACTTCCTCCGAGAGCTTACAACGCTTTGGTCAGGGCAGATGTATACACAGTCGATCAATTATTTACAAAAGAAGGGCGATTCAGGTACAATTTCCAGAGAATAGGAGATGCGGCACACGAAAGTATACGAGAAGCAATACACGACCCAACGATATTTCATAACATTAAACAATGGCAGAGAACACAGAAAAGATAATGGCTGCTGTCGCTCTCAAACGGCAAGAAGAAGAACAGTTTGATTCAGAACTATTCTATTCTCTTGTTAATCAGGCCTACAAACAAATAGCTTGGGCCAACATAGATTTTATTATATCTTACAGATCAACATGGTCATAGCAGAAACAGAAACAAATCAAGCAGACGAACAGTCACTTGTCCCTACAGAAGAAAGGGGTGAGGATAAGATCACCTTTACATCTCCTCCAAAGAACAAAGGGGGAAGACCTTTGAAGTTTCAGACAGTAGAAGAGTTGGAGAAGGGTATTCAAGCCTATTTCGATGTAGAGCCATGGGAGAATTGGACAATTACAGGGCTAGCCATAGCGCTTGATACAAGTAGAAAGGTTCTCTTTGAGTATGAATCAAAGGCGGAGTTTAGTAACACGATAAAAAAGGCGAAGACTTACATTGAGCATGCATACGAAAAAAGGCTAATCAGAAGAGGGAATGGGGGAGACATATTTGCATTGAAAAACTTCGGATGGAAGGATAAGCAAGAGATAGGGGGAGATCTTGGTTTAGTTAGTCTCAGTGGTTTGTTTGATAGGGCTAAGCTGGCCAATTCAAGTGTTGAGGTGATTGAGGGAGAGATAATTGATAATTAAATGCTATGGAGGAGTTTATAACTGGTGAGCATCCAATTTATGGAGAGTGGCGGGGCCGTAAGCTTGAAACAACATGTGGTTGTGAAGTGGTAGTGCTTCTTGATATCCCGCAGTGCTTAGTGCTTGAGGCGTGCGAGGAACACAAGGGGACGCACTGTTTTACAATGAAGCTAGCTTCTGTTGAAGCAAAGGGGGTAACGGTTAAGATTTGACTTTGAACAATAAACTTGCTAAAATGCCATTGATTTACTTTTAAATGACGCTCTTTTGAAGGAGGAATTGAAAGAATTAGGCTTTAAAAACTACGGGGCTTACCTTAAGAGTGAGCACTGGCTCACCATTCGAAAGGGGTACGGTGAGGGCAAGTGCACCGTGTGTGATTCTGACGAGTCGCTGAATCTGCACCACAAGCACTACAATACATTAGGGGCTGAGCAGGCCGAGGATTTAGTACTGCTTTGTAGGTCGTGCCATCAGAAGTTTCATGGAGTAAGAAGGTGCGCCAATAGGGAGCCTATAACTATTTATTTAAACGAGGAAGAGAAGTTGAAGCTAAAAGATTTAAAGGTTATTCTTTCTCAAAAAACTTTGTCTAGCGCTGTTCGGGCGCTTATAAGAGTATATCACTTAGCTTTCTCTGACAGGTTCGGTGCAGAGGACTATCTCTAAGCAACTATGGAAATATTACAAATGAGACAACTAGCAACGCTCAATGAGGCGAGAAGGTACAAAGACATTGTAGACATCTGCAATGAGCTTTTAGTTGAGGACGTAGGGGACACAGATGCGTATGGATACCTCGGAACGGCTTACATGGGCCTTGAGGAGTGGGGAAAAGCAAAGAAACCCCTTGAATATGGTTTATCGATAGGTGCGGATTCAGGATGGTTTAAGTATCTACTCGGTGTTATATCTCTTGAGATAGGCGAATACAAGAAGGCTATCAACTGGTTCAAAGGCTCACTTGAGGTGAGAGAACATCCAGACCCAAAGATCGGACTTGCACAAGCGTACATGAAACTAGGGAAGGAGAAAGAGGCGCTTGAGCTGATCAGCCAAGACCCTTTAGCATTACATAATTTAACCAACTGGGCAGATGGAACTAAATACTGAAAACTGGGCGAGGGTATTACTTGGGCTTGCTGACCGAGCACAAGAGGAGTTGGAAATAGATCCGACTATAGAAATGCCCGCAGTTATCTGGAGGCTAATCGGCTTCGCACAAAGCGCAGAGTCATTCATAATCAACGAAGAGGGGGGGAGACTGGACAAGGACATCGTAAACGATCTTTAACATCATGGGGAGGTGGCGGATAGAATCCGCACGCATAAGTTGAGGCGTTGTGAATGACGAATATCGTCAACTGTTAAGTCGTCACAGTGAGTGAAATTTCTCACCTTCCCCACCAAGTAGTTAGATACATGCTCATTGAGATGATACTCGGTAGTACAACACCAATTCCATCAGCCATACTAGTTTCCTAGAGTTGTGGAATTCTCTGCTTGAGGCGATCGCTAGGGTGTGCCGCTTGCGAAATATCAAGTCGTTGTACCTCAATGAGTATCTACCTGATTACAGGAAATTATATTTTAACAATTACAACATGGTACCAGATATGGAAATCGGAGACGTAAAATTACTACGTGCTTCTATACAAGCATTGGTTGAGCAAATTGCAAACTTTGGAGGGGGTTCAAGGGAACGTTCTCTTGCAGTCACGAAGCTTGAAGAGGCTAAAATGTGGCTAGGAAAAGAGCTTGGCAATCTAGGAGGTGAAGACCTCAACGCCAAAAGGGACGCTGTAGAATTAGGAACAACCGCATAATTGCATAGTTCTTGCGAGAAAAAACCAGTCGGGTCCAACGGGTCATTCACAGCCCCTTATATGCTCGTTATAAAAATATCGCACCAAGCACGCATACTGGCGCTGCAAAGCTTGGAAACTATTTAAACAAAGTAATATGAAGAAGGAAGCATGTTGTAAGCACAACTCTACTAAATGGGCTTCATGTGAGGAGTGTAAGGATGAATGGGAGAAGGTTAAAGCTTGTAAGAAATGATGAAGGAAATTAAATCTTAATTCAAACATATGAAATATTCTATTCAGGATCTCTACGCAACAGGTGCTTGCGTTCATACTGACACGAAAAAGAAATTCGGCCAGGTTATCACATGGTTTAGCGCCTACCTTGGGGCGAATGAGTTTCCAGCCTGTTGGGAAAAGGCCCGAAAAAAACTTGGAAAGAGGGCGGGTGTATATTTTATCGCGGGCGGGTTCAGCGTAGTGGATGCAGAAAGTGTGTTCAGGAGAAAGGTTATAGATTTCAAAGACATAGAGCCTCCAAAACTAGGTGAAGGGGGCCTTCTTGATGGATGGAAGGTTTCAAATTGGAAAGAGGGTGAGGGGGAGGGAAAAGAGAGGTGTGGTTTTTGCGGAGGGACTATTATAACCCTCCCTCTTTATCAAAGGCTTTCGGCTAGTGACGTGATAAAGATGAAGGAAAGGGGATGCCTTTGTATATGTAGGCCGTACCACCTAACAGAAAGTAACCTTGAGCCAGTTGACCCAGAAGTGGAGAGAGGGATTGGGTGGCATAGATCCAATGGCCCGAAGGTGCAGGCTGTAATCGAATGGCTGTATCTAAATGATGGGGCCTATTCCAGCGCTAAAGAATGGCGTAAAGCCTTCATTGAATTTCTAAAAACAACTTTGTAACCAAATCAAAATGGGAAAGACAGTCAAGCTAGATCCAAGAGAGGCCGAAGATAAAGGTCTTTACGGACACAAAAAGCTTTCAAGGCAGCAGAGGCGAGCAATGATTCGCCAGATGGCCAAGGGCAATGTGCCCGCTACTCATAGAATTGAGTACATGCCAGTCAAAAGGAAAAGCAAGGCTGGGGTCGTCTACAAAGACCATAAACGTGTAGTTGTTATCAATTAACCAAAGTAACATGGACAAGTTAAAACGACTCTGGCACGCCTGGAAGACTCGCAATGTTAGGCGGTCAACGAAGAATCACTATGTGGATTCCCCTGATTTTCATGAGGGGATAACCTTGACCTTTCACACAGGTGGCTTTGCCTTAAATATAGCAAACGTCCTCCTTGCCACTAATGGCAAAAACCCCCTTGCTGTTGTAGTGAGTGAGGGAGATTATGCAGCTATGTATCAAGCGTCCCAGATTTTGGAAGAGGTGAAAAAGGCGGGTATCTTCTTAGGACTGGTAGCCGACTCACGTTTAATGTTGGGCGATTGGTATCTAGTCACGCTTGATGAATTCGTTGAGAGTTCAAGCACTATGTTTAAAGATATTTTAGATCAATGTAACCAAACACACTATGCCGGAAATAAAGATGAGTAACATAGGCCAGGTTGTCAAGATTGACTCCGTGCCCGGTCTAAGGGATTGGCTCGAAGGAAAAGAAATCCCACACGTAGGTGATGACCCCGAACCATATTCGTGGGCATATTACCGAGACTATTTAGAATTTCTTAAGTCAAACAAATATGCAAAGCTTATTGAATAGGCATTATAATATTATTTAATCTATGAATATGAAGAAGCCAAGTGTTTGGATAAACGATATTGCAACTTCCTTTGCCTTCAGCGACCATTGCCCGGCGTGTGACTGTGAAGAGAATGGGCATTACATTGAGGCTATTATAGAATACCTTGATAAGGAGTGGCAGGAGCGAAGGGGGGACTCGGGAGTACAAACAAACGTCAAGTGTGAAGACTGCAATTCTCAAGTCGGACTTATCGTTGGAGGAAACGGATACTGTTCATGTGGCGGAAAATACGTTAAAATGTAAACAATGACAAAAACAAAGACAGCAAGCCAGAAAGATCTCGAGTTGTTCATGGGGTGGCAGCAATCGCCAATTGCTTTTATTAAGTTCACTTGGAACCTAGTACCTCAACCGCTTAAGATCGAGTATCTGGAAAGGATGGACGACAACACACCACTTGAAGCTTTTAAGGCTGATTGGTTTGAGCCGTTCCAGAAAGATAAACATATCACTTGGCAACAGTGGGTGGTGTTGGTTTCTGTAGAAAGAGCGATCAAAGGTGAAGGAATAGGCCGAATCTCCATTGCTTCAGGGCATGGAATCGGTAAATCTTGTACTATGGCATGGCTTGTTCTTTGGTATCTGTTCTGTTTCAAGGATTCGCAAGTACCTTGTACGGCCCCAACTTCTGATCAGATCTATGATATCTTGTGGAAAGAAATTGCAAAATGGTTGAAACGAATGCCGGAAGGGATGCAGTCTAAATACGATTGGACAAACGCCTATGTGAGGATCAATGAATCTCCTGAAACATGGTTTGCTCGTGCAAAGACAGCGAAGAAAGAGCAGCCAGAAGCCCTTGCCGGAGTGCATGGCGATTACGTGTTTTATGTTGTTGATGAGGCTTCCGGTGTACCTGAAGAGATCTTCACTACCGCCGAAGGGGCTTTGACAGGTGGAAACGTCTTGATGATCATGATTTCTAATCCTACCAGATTGATTGGGTACTTCTATGATTCACACCATGAAGATGATGCGAGTTGGCAAAACCTACAGTTCAGCTCAAAGGACTCTCCGATTGTTGATGAAGCGTATACAGATCGTATCATTTCAAAGTATGGACTCGAATCAAACGAATATCGAATACGTGTACTTGGGTTGTTTCCGAAGGCTGAGGGATTGGACGACAAAGGATATGTTCCACTTTTAGCTGAAACAGATCTTCAATTTGTTGCTGAAAGTCCGTTCATAGGAAGAAAGAGACTTGGGGTAGATCCTGCCGGAGGTGGCAAAAACCTTTCAACATGGATCGTCCGAGATAACTTCAAAGCCCAGGTTGTGGCTTCGGAAGCCATTTCTACGCCTAAAGGTATCGCCCAAAAGACATTGACCCTTATGCGAGAACTTCGAATCGACCCACAAGATGTTTATGTTGATGAGTTTGGAGTTGGTGCGAAAGTCGTACAAGAACTCTCCCTTGCTCCAGTACCAGGTAAGCCAAAGGAGCGTATCCGTGTGAACTCTGTTAATGTTGGGGATACACGTATTCGTGACAAGGAAAGATTCATGAACCTCCGAATGAAAGCGTATTGGGATGTGAGATCATGGATTAAACAGGGTGGATGCCTTGTGACAAACGATGCTTGGAGAGGTGAAGCTCTATCTATTCGTTATCGTGCGACCTTGAGCAATCGTATGCAGTGTATGCCGAAACGAGAAATGAAGAAGGCCGGATACAAATCACCTGATCATATGGATGGTCTCATGCTTACATTTACCAAGCCAGAGGAGCCGTTGGGCGACACCATTCAAGAAACGAATGCTGCAACTCCGCACTACTCAGGCATTTCAGATATGGAAGATCGGTATAATTTGCTTTAATTTAAAAATTCAAATATAATTACTAAGATTCATAATCAAAACCCATATGGCTAAGACTCCTGCCCTCAAGGCAAAAGTCCAAGCAACAGCCGTCCCCCGGGTAGAATATTCAGCAGAGGAATTAGAATACAGAGGTTATATAACCAAACGTATGCGCTCTGCACAAATGCAGCGAGACCAGAACCACGATTACTTTGACGGTATGACCTACAAGGAATACTACGAGTCAAATGAAAAAGCTGACCTTGCGTACACACCACCAAAGAAAAACAAACAGGATGTTAGAGTGAAAACTAACACAACAGGCGAAAAAACAACGACACTACTTAGTGCGTTGCTTAATTTCGATTTCAATATTAACGTGAAAGCTTACGATGAAGAGAGCGAGGAGGTGTATGAGTTAGGAGAACAATTTGAGTCTATGATTGGCCGTTCCAGAGATCTGGAGCAACCAAGTTATGAAGTGAAGAGAGTTCTATTACTTCAAGAGGGATTACGTCAAGGGGACGCATTCGCAGAGGATTGGTATCATCAGGGTTATGAAGTGGAGAAAGAAATGGAGCCTACAGATTGGAGTGAGGGAGTTACAATGAAAATGAACTGGAAACGAAACGTGAGAAAGGTTTATGGGCAACTATCAACAAATTTAATAAGCGGGATGAATCTCTTCCCTGGTAACATTTACACTTACCATATGGAGAAGCAGCCGTTTATTTTTATGTTTAAACACATGGATTACGCTGAGGCTGAATCAATCTTCGGTAACTGGGAGAGATGGAAGCATGTACCGCACGATCTCGCTTCGTTCAAGGTGGGCGATAATCAGACTGTGTACAGCGATTGGACATTGACAACATTCAAAGAGAACAAAGTTGAAGTCGTTATGTACCAAGACAAATGGACAAACGAATTGATGATTATGTGTAATGGAGTGATGATGACACCTGTCGGATTCCCTCTTTCTGAATTGATGGGGATTAGCGAATACACTATTGCGAAGCTTTCTACACAACCAATGTCTGAAAACTTCTTCTACTCTAAGAGTGTGCCAGCAAAAACTAAAGTCGATCAGCAAATACTTGATGAGCTTTACAAGTTATTGATACTCCAATACAGACAGAAGGTCTTCCCTGCTATGGCGAACCTATCGAACAAGAAATTAGATCGAAGGGTATTCCTGCCTGGTGTTATTGTTAATGATATGAACCCCGAGGACTTGAAACCTATCCTGGCAGGCCAGGGAGTTACGCAAGCGGAGTTCTCCGTAATTGACTTTGTGAAGAAAACTATTGATGAGAAATCAGTCAACCAAACATTCCAAGGTAATTCGGTGCCAGGACAGCAAACCGCACGTGAGATAGTGGAGCTACAAAAGCAATCACTTATGAAACTTGGTTTGATCATTCTTGGAGTGATCGAGTTTGAGAAGAAGCTTGCTTACTTGAGACTGCATAATATTGCACGTTACTGGCCAAACGAAACAGAGGAAACGATTGATCGAATAACAGGAGAAGTTAAAACTCTTTCAAAGACTGTTCGTATGCCGGATACATTCGAGGATGGAACAAGCGGGACTCGTGTAATCGAATTCACCGATGACTTTATGGATGAAGAACAAATCTTTGAAGAAGAAGAGTTCATGCGTAAATTTAGAAACAAAAACATCCGAAAGGCGCAATTGAGTCCAACCGACCTTCGCACACTTCGTCTGACTTACAAGATCGAGGTTGAGCCTACCGAGAAGGATTCTGATGCGTTAGATCGGACGTTATTCCTTGAAGATCTTACCCAGGCACTCAATCTATTCCCTGGACGTATCAACATGGATTATGTGATGAGTGAGTACGCTAAACATGCTGGATGGGATAAAGATCAAATCTTCCTAGACGGTCAACAGCCACAAGGCCCACAACAACCAGGGCAAGGACAACCGGGGCTGCCTGGACAAGTTCCTGGGTTGGCAAATGCTGCTGCGCCACAAACTCAAAAACCAAGTATTAACACTGTTTTACAAGCTTAACTAGGCAACTATGAAAAAACTACTAGCCCGACTAGGTAAACGTCTGTATATGAAGTATTCACCTATTGATCTGCGCCCGCTCATACTTGAGCAGATGGGAATGCGCCGAGACTTTGTGGACATTGATCTTCTACCAGATCAGAAAAGATTAGAATTCTTACAGAAGTGCTACGAATATTACAATGATTCGGATGGATTGATGCTCATTTTTAGCAACCTCATTGAGCAACAGCTCTACGAGATGGCTATATACAAGGGCGATTCGGATGATGACAAAGTCCAAAAGATAGCAATCACCACAATTGGAACGCTCAAAGACTATCTTCAAACCAAAGCAATTCTCTACCTGGCAGAGACAAAGCCAGCGGAAGAATTCGATAAATACAAAGTAACTTAATTTCGAGGGTGCCACGTCACGGCACAAATTCGTATGGAAAAACGTAAACCTTCTACAACTAGGCACTGTATGTTATTCGTATTTGGAATAACGCTTTTTTATATTTTAATTCACATTTTATATGGATACACAAGAAGGGGGCAAAGAACCTCCAATGGAAACACCGGCTGAAGGTAAGACACCTGAAGTTGGAGATGATGCTGCTAAACAACCTGATGCACCTCAAGCAGGGCAGAAGGAAGGAGAGTCGACTGAAGATTACGCCGCTCGACTTGAAACTGAATTGGCAGGATTAAGAAACAAAGACCTCAATTTTTCTAAGGCTAACAAGCTTATCAAGGCCAAGGAAAAGGAAGCTGAAGAGGCAAACGCTGCTGCTAAAGCTGCAAGAACTGAGGCTGAAAGACTCGCTGAGGTTGAGGAACAGCTCAAGACTTATAGAGAGAGGGAGGAGAAAACTAAGTCAGAGCAGTTTGACACGATGATCAAACAGGCTGCAAGGGGAGATGAAGTACTCCAAGCTAAGATCAAAAAGAGCTATGACATTCTCAACATGCCAGAAGATACGTTAAGTGAGATGTCAGAGAAACTTAGCGCTGCTCGTGCTCTTGCTATGAACACAGAGAAAGCTCCTTCTCCAATTAATATGGCTGGCTCAATGGGAGGCGCTCCATATCGAGGAGAGGCTAAAGCTAACTTTGCTGACACTGCTGCTGGTAAGGATCTTCGTAAAAAGATGGGGAGCAAGACAGTCGACAAACCCAAAAAATAATATTTAACTTTTAAAATCATATGGATACTGAAAAAACAGATCGCCTCAAGGAGTTGCAACTCAAAGCAGCCGAAAATGGGGGGATGGATAAAGCGCTAGATGATGCGGAAAAAGCCGAGTTCAGCTCATTGAAAAGTGAGTATGAAGTTGAACAGGCGCGCTTAGCCCAAGAAGAAAAGGCCGAACAGGAAAACGCACCGGAACCACAACCCGCGGGCAAGAAAGGTACAATTACGCTTCCTAAAAAAGAACTCGCTGCAATTATGGAGAGGTTAGAATCTCTCGAAAAGGATAGTGGTACTTTAGATGGTAGACTTACACCAGGTGAAGAAGTGCCGGTGCAAAGGCTTTCCAAGGAACGGTACAAACTATTCCCACGTTACCGAGAGGATTCAAACCAGGAATGGATGTATATAGTTGATCAGAAATGGATGAACTGTAAATGGGATAAGGACATGAAGAAAGACGTGAACTATTTCGAGATAATTTTGATGAACGTCAAAGGAGAAACGAAAAAACTGCCTGCTGATGATAGTAGTTTTGCTCGAATGTTCCAGAACCATGAAAGTCTCAAGATGACAAATCCTAGACACAAGGAGTTCGAAACGCAAGATGCAGTTACCCCTTGGGTAGTACAACGCAAGACGGTGCAGGACAATAGTCCGAAGTCTGTCACTGGATTTAAGGTTGTTGAGATGGGGAAAGTTCCAAACATAGTGACGAAGAAAAAGACTCGCTATACTATTCACATGCCTCATGAACCAGGTGAGCAGGAGTTTACCTTTGAAGTAATGTGTGACTCCAAAGGGATGCACCTTATGTCTGAGAAGGACGTGGAGAAATGGGACGCAATGTAATTATTATTTAATCATTTTCAAATGAACGCATCAAACGTGAAGGCGCAACCTGAACAATCAGGGCAGCCACCGATTGACAACTCTCCAGATGAGAGAGTTACTAAGTATGCTCCTGTCGCACAGGAAATACTACAAGTGCTATTGAAGCACAACGTGACCGTAAAAGATCGAGAGTTTATCAAAGGTATGGTAAACCAAATGTGGATGAATCTTATTCAAGGAACTCTTCGCATGGACTTAGAAGAGTCATTCGAAATAGCCTTTCACTCACTCAACATGAACTACCAAAGAGCATTGAAATATCTCTTTGAGGCAGATCCGGTTGGTCTTACTATGGGGGATATCGATAAAGTACTCAAAGAGGGCGCACTCGAAGAACAAAAGAAAACAAAAAAGAAGAAATAAACATTTCCAGGTTACCGCTGAAGACCCCCGCAAGGGGGTTTTTGGTTGAAAAAGTTTTACACTTTTATTGAAATCGTGTATTATAGTAGTAATTCGGTCTCCACACGTTAAGTGGTAATTCAAATTGTCGGCTCCTACATTGCCGTTAGTAGAACAAAGCAACTACAAAGAATTATCATTTAACATCTTTACCATGGCCGTTAAAAAACTTAAGGGTAATTGGAAAACTAAGTGGTTCAGAAAAGCTGCAAGCACAGTTCTTGTTGTAAACAGCTTTTTGGAAGCAGATGGATCTGGAGCAGTTCAACCTGCTGACGCTTCATCAACTGCTATTGTTGGTATCTGTAAAAAAGCAGTCGTTGCTACAGATGCGGACTACGCAGACAACACTCGTATTCCTGTCCTTATTCCGGCTGACGAAACTGCACAATTTATTGCAGACGTTGGAACTGGAACGATGGCGACTTCACTCGAAGCTACGCTATGCGATCTTAAAGATGCCGACGAACTTGACGTATCAGCTACGTCAGTAAACGTTGTCGCTTTAGATCAGTTCGTGAGTACTACCAAAGCTATTGGTCGTATCGCAAAGTTGTTTGGCGACAACTAAAATTATTTCTTAATCTAAGTCACAAATGGATTTATCAAACATTGAATTTGGTGACTTCTCTGATCTCGTTGAGAAGGAATACCTTGAGAGGCAAGACTCAATGCCACTCGTTGTCCGCCAACTATTTCTAGAGCCTTCTATGGAAGGTAAAGGGGATAGAGTGCGGTTCGATGAGTATGACGTTGAGACATTCGCTCTACGTAAACTTGAAGGTGATGACGCATCTGCTACATCTCCTGCGCTTGGTTACAACAAAACCATGATCGCAGAACGATACGCACGTGAAATCAACGTTACAGAGGAGGCACGTATGTTCAACAAATACCAAAAGGTCTACAATGACATTGTAAGCCTAGCTGAATTTATACCTCAGCGTATGGAGCTTAATGCTACACATCTATTTTCATTCGCAGATTCTACCGCATTTACAGATATGGACGGTAACTCTGTGGACGTATCAGTAGGTGATGGCCTAGCTCTAGTTAGTTCTGTTCACACATTGACAGGATCAAGTTCTACTTACTCTAATGTAGTTCCTGGTAACCCACAAATTTCTCAGGGTGCCCTTGAACTTGCTGAAGTAGTTGCTAGAACTGAAATCCTTTCAAACTTTGGTGAGCAAAGACGCATGAATTTCAATACTATTGTTACTCATGACGATCCTGCTACTGAAAGAACAGTACGCCAGATTCTACAATCTACTGCTGATATAGACGCTGCTCACGCAGGTGTTGATAACGTTTACAAAGGACGTTACCGACATCTATCGTTGCCTTACTTGGCTTCGACTGCTGCTGGAGTATACGACTCTACAAAAGCAAAAAGATGGTTCCTAATCGCTGCTCAGCAATGGAAAGCGTACCTAGGAGTCTGGGAGCCTGCTAGGCTAAAGAAACCAACAGAGGATACTCATAATGACAACTGGACTTATGGGACTCGTGGTACCTTTAAACCTATGGCTGTCTCTGGACGTGGACTTATCATGTCAGACGGAACAGGTTCGTAGACCGTGGCTCAATGAGCCAATTTCAATTATTTCAATCTTGTATTCTTAGTAGGCTTTATGCCGAGGCGGAGGAGGTAGAATATAAGAATAAACTTCAAACAATGAATTACAATCTAAATTCAGGATTTGGAAAGGCCGTTGCAGGCGCTTTGCATAATATGGCTGCTACAGGAGGGAAACTTTTTGTAGTTGCTAAAAGCACTGCTGCTGGTCGCCAAATGCTTCAAGATATCTTCCGGGGAGACCCTGATGGTATCGTTCGTTACCATGCTACTGTAGATGCTGCAATCAATGCTTGTACTGCTAATCGTGGTGATGTTATCCTTATTGCACCTGGGCACACTGAAACATTGGGCGCTGCAAGTGCCATCACTCAAGATACTGCGGGTATTACTATCCTCGGATTGGGTGAAGGGGCTGACAGACCTACGTTTACTTTCAGTGCAACTGCTGCTACTTGGGTAGTAAGTGGTGCGAGTTCGGTAATTAAAAACATTATCGCTACTCCAAGTATCGATTCAGTCGTGAGTCCATTCGTGGTTTCAGGTGCTGATTGTGATCTCGATATCGAGATACGTGATGCTTCTGCTGCTATTGAATGTGTACGTGGTGTACTTACCACTGCTGGAGCCGACAACTTTGAGTTAAATCTTAAATACAGAGGTTTCTATGCTGGTAATGCTTGTGTGAATGCGGTACGTCTTGTTGGCGGATCACATGCTCGCATCAATATTGACTTTGATGGTAAGGCTTCTACGGCGGTTGTTGAATACCACACTACCGCAGTTGTTGACAGTAAAGTAACTGGATACATGTACAACTCTGGTACAACAGACTTTACTAAATCAGTTATTGATACAGTAACTGGTTCTGTTTGGTATGCTGCATTCGATGATGGAGCTGCTGGTCAATATGTAAACGGTGGATCTGGAGAAGCTCTTGCTGCTGGAGATCTATCTTCTATGGCTTCTGCTTTAGCTTCTATATTAACAGATACAGGTACAACTCTTCCTGCGCTTATTGGTACTCCTAGTACCGATCTAGCTACGGATATTGCTGGTACTGAAACTGCTGTTGGTACTGTACTTATTATCCAGAAAACACTTACTTCTAGTGACATTGTTCAGGCCGGAGTAGATGTAACTGGCGCTGTGAGTGGTGGGGCTTTGACTCTTATAGGTGTTGAATTCGCTTGTGATGGTACTGGTTTAGCTGCTGGTACAAATGTTATTTTAAGTAATAACAATGATTACGGTGAAAACGATATTATGGAAGAGGCTGTGGCAAATCTTGGCGCTAACAAGAGTGTAGACCTTATCAATGCTTCTGTAGGAAACGTTGAAGGTACTCGTATCGAAGGAGGTAAAAAGTATACTATCAAATCTACAGTCGCTGATTGTACTGGGGCTGGTGAGATGTTGGTTACTATGACCTTCAGACGTATGGCTGCCGGAGCTACTATAGCTGCTGCGTAATAAGTAACTAAAATTTCTATGAAAAAATCAGAACTAAAAACAGAGTTGGATAAGCTGGAAGTCAAATATGACGATGCAGCTACCAACAAAGAGCTAGAAGCTCTGCTGAAAGCGAATGTCGCTGCTGAGCCTGAGATGGGAGTTATATCTCCTCGGGACGCAGTAGTAGCAAAAGCTTCTGATGATTACACTGCAAAGAAGCTTGAGAAAGGGCTTGCAGAAAACGAAAGTGAAGTGGTCATTAATGGGAAAGTTTACATCAAGGTTTCAAGACCTGACGGAACAACCCATCTAGCAGACAAAGCTTTGGACAGAGCACGTGCCAAGCGAGATCTTCTCGCAAAAAGTGCTAAATACCGAAAAGTGTAAACCCTATTTAGGGAGGGAGGGGGTGAATCTCTCCGAGATTCGCCCTCCCTAGAATGGGGTTTAAGAAATTAATTCTTAAACTAAACTGCGATGTTAATGTCTAAACAGAAAAACGTCACACCGTTCCGTGGTATGCCTGTGGAAACCATGGACGATTCGCAAAGAGTTGAAGATATGTCCGCTGAAACTGTACAATTGTACTACTTCAATAGCGGAACTTTAACTGCTGATGCGGGACAAGCTGCTGGGACAGTAGTAGTAGGTAAACTAGAACAGGGTTCGATACTCAGTGAACTGGGTGATACCTTGGCTTTCAGTGGGAATACTTCTCTTAGCTTTACTTCAACAGCCCTGACTACAGAAGTGGAATTCAACTATGGATACTATGCCATGGACGATACCAGCTTGGAGGCTCGGCTAGATGAAATCACTGCTAACATGGAGAACGGTCAATTTTGCGTTGACTATTCACATGGTGTGATTTACGGAAAGAAAGCTAGTACTACAACTACTCTTGCTTCAACAGCTTACAAAATTCCTGTAAAGGGAGGGTCTGCAAATGTGACTCTCGGAAAAGTTATTACAGATTTCCAAACGGTAAATGGTAATACAATTAATACTAATGGTGGTAATCGAGACACTGGGACGATCACTGTATCGCTTGCTGATAACGATCCGGCGGTGACAGCTCTTCAAGGAGCTACTCCTGCTGGAACAAATGATATCGGTAAAGTGGGCGTGACCTCTTCTAGCAATTCATTTAGTACTGCGCTAGAGGATTCCCATGTTGCTTCTTCTTCTGCTGCGACCTTCAAGGGCGCTTACGGAAGAATTGATAGCACGATTGCAACGGCGACTTATTATATCTTAGTAATAGACGCTGCTTCCTTGCCTGCCAATGGAGCTGTGGCTGAGCTGATAAGACCGCTGAAGATTGTTCATACGAATGGTACGGACAGTACGTTCAATCTTAACTACCAGAATACTCCTCAAGATGCGAGCAATGGCGTGGTCGTTGCCTGTTCATCTACGGAGTTTACGTTGACAGTTACTGCGCTAAGCGCAATGTCAATCGAAGTATTACTTGACTAATAATATCATGAACTTTTTAGAAAAACCTTATCTGGAAGGTGGAGGCGAGGCAACTCCCACCACGATTGATTATACTCCAGGGGATAATGATGTGACTTATACTGAGTCAGGTGGTATCTTAACTGGAGCAAACGGAGTCTTTGACGGATGGAATGCTGATAACTGGGGGCTTGTAAATGCCTTCACGGAATCTGACGCTAATGACAATATAGAATTCAACTGTAATATTAGTACACTTGGACAGATGTTCGCTTATTATTATCAGAATTTTGTAGACGTAGTTCCTCAATTTTATAAAAACGTACGAGGTGACTTCTCAATGACGGTTAAGCTCTTGAGTACTGGAAGTGACGATACTTCACGCTCACCGTGTTTGTTTTATTCCGTACCTGATGACGGAGGGACTTGGAACTCTACAATGTCTTTTGAATGTAAGGGATGGGCTGCAACTACGTTTGAGCCTACTTGTGGAGCTAGGCAGTATTCAAGTGGAAAACTTTATACAGGGGGCGCGGTTTCTTCTATATGGCTTAGGCTTTCAAGAACTGATTCAACCATTAAAATGGAAGATAGTGCGGATGGTATAAGCTGGAACACTAGAGTAAGCCGAACCATTGGCGGTGGCCCAGTCGGAAGAATGGGTATCGGGATGGGTGGCCAAGGAGGTGTGGTGGCGAAATGCCAATTAGAATATGTAGCAGCTTCATTCTTCGAAGCAACTTAACAACAATATAATGATACCTTTACAACAACATCAAAGAGCGGTTGGTATCTATCATGGATTACCCGTTGAGACTATGGATGATTCCCATAGGATCGAATCGATTACCGACACAGGAGTGATGTATTACTATGATGGTAATACACTTACCCTTGATGAAGGTGAAAATGCGGGAACGGTTGTTGTTATTAAACTTGCTCAAGGTAATATACTAAATCAATTAGGGGATACGATAGCGAGATGGGACGATACATCTTTAGTATTTGATGCAGAGGCCGTACAAACGGAAAGAGCTTTTCCAAACAGCCTTGATGCATATGATGAGATGGGCGGAGCTGCAAGGGCAGAAGCCATCACTGATGGATTTACTAATGGTCAATACTGTGTAGATTACTCACATGGAGTTATTTATGCTGTAAAGCAATCAGATTCGGTTGAATTTGATGTCGAGCCATCGTATAAGATTCCTGTTCGTGGTAGTACCACGGCGGTTAGTACAGTTACTCAGAGTGTGAAAACACACCTTCCGAAATTCTATGAAGACACCAGTTTCGTAGCGGGTGACAGTCCCGTAGTTTTAGATTTAAATACAGATCTAGGCTTCAACGCAACCGAGGGCTGGGTCGCAAATGATGGTGACGGTGACTTCACCGTTGCCTATTCAGTAAATGGTACGGATTACAGTGACGAGATCACTGTTAAAATAGGTGAGGCTGAATCCTTTAATGGGCTTAGTGTAGCCAAAATTCGTATCACACGGGTCGAAGACTCTTCTTATCGTGTAAAAGCTTTATAATGAACACAACATTAACTAGGACACCAAGTTTAGATACAGTAGCACGCATAAATAATGAGTGTGATCGACCTATTATTATCAATCACCAAACAACTCCGTCTGAATTGGACAGACCTTTTGTAATCTATGACGATTCTGACAAAGTTGTACTCGCTATAGATTCAGGAAACCCTTCTGATTCAGGGTACGCTTCCCCACCTGTAGCCTTCTTGGTTCAGCCGGGTGGGGCTGAAGGGGTTATTGGTACGGCAAACAGGATCACGTACGTTGATGCGAATGGAGTTTTTGGAGGCTTTGGTACAAACGTACAGAGCGGAAGGGTGCGTGGATTCGATTCCTTGATGCTATTCAAGGGCGACCTTCAGAAAACTGGATACGGTGGAGAAGAGTCGAGGTCTGCTAACTTTTCTTTTCTTTGGGGTTCTAGTGATACTTGTGACGAGGGGACGGGAGTGGTGAACAATATGTTCTCAAATGCTTCCGGCCTTGCTACAGGAACAGTTGATCGACTTGCTTGTAATAAGGGGAAGATTGGTTTTAATAATACAAATGGCTCTGCAATTATCAATACTGGGCGAGGTTTCTGGTTTGAGTCTCCCAAGAATGTTGTTAATAGTAATTATATTGGAACGTTGGTTGGGTGCGACATTGAAGATCTCACCGGTACGAATATCACTGAGGCTATTGCATATAGATCGTGGGGAGAGACTCCGACTAGATTAGGAGTAGGAACTTTAAGTGATGGATATGAAACCTACCCTGGCGTTGAGTATCAAAGCGCTAATGTGACCCCAGTATCAATACAAACTTTCACTTTGGAAGAAGATCATTCGTATTATATGAAATCGATTGTGGTAGCGAGAGACACAGCCAATACTCATACAGCTATGTTTGAGATTGTGTCGGGAGCGCATAGGAACACGGCGGGGGCAGCCGTATTAGATGCCACTACAACAACGATAATATACGATAGTTCCGCAGCTATGAATGCCGTGCACGTTGCAAATGGAAATGATATAGAGGTTCAGATCACGGGACTGGCGGGGAATGTTGAATGGAGCTGCACAACTAAAGCTCAGAACATGGCGGGGGGTTAAAATAGAATTCTTCGACTGGTACGCCTTATATGATATACTATAATAGATAACAATTAATTAATTATTATGAATCCAAAAAAAGCAAAGAAGCCTAAGAAATTACAATCCATTGCTCGTGTTAAGAGGGATGGAATTATTTGCGAGGTCGTTCTTCAAGAGATATCTTCTACGCCCTTGCCAAATCAAGAACAAAGAGAAGCTGCTATAAAAGAACTATTGGCAGCAATTTTCAAAGAGGATTTAAATACACAGTTAGTAGATACGATCACTATGCACATGGTTGAATTATTCAGACAGCATCCAGCGTTCAAAGATTAAATTTTAATTTTATATTATGACAGCAATAGCTTTACAGACTCCACAGATAATCGATGTGAAAGCGGCGAAAATATTTGTAAGACATCCAGATATCAAACGGAATCTAACTACACGTTTAAGAGATGTGTTGAATGCTACGACAGCAGCAGCTACAGTAAGCGATAATAACGGGTTCGCCGATACGGACAAAGTTCTTATTGGTTATCCTGGAAACTCTAAAGCTGAAGTGGAAACTGTTACTGGCGCTCCTACACGGGGGCAGACACTCACCTTGAGTGGAAGTAACGTGTTCTCACATTCTGAAGAGCCAATCATTCGTGTATATGAAACGACCATCAAGTTCTACGGAGCGGATGATGCTAGTGGAACAGGCAAAGCATTGATGGATACGATAACAATCACATGGGACAAACCGTACACTGAATACGCAATCCCTCATGGGGACGCTGAATACGCTTACTATGGCGTGGAGTTTTCTGACGGAACTACTGAATCAACGGTCTCTACCTACGTGCCTGCTACCGGACAACCATTCAATTCAGCTTCAGTAATTATTCACAAAGCCTTGGCTAAGTGTAATGAAGTTGTTCAACCCGAAGCACCAAACAACAGATTGACATATTCATATTTGTTAGATGGTTTACAGGAAGGGGTAGAAGAAATACTTTCTTTTGTTCTTACTGATAGAGCTGGCCGTACATATAAAGTTGAATGGCCATTTGAGTTTGTTGGACAAGAAGATTCAGACAACTGGCTGTCTTGTTCAGAGATGGAGGATAAATACGCACTGTCTGGCCTCACAGACACGATTAAGTACTCAGACGTGCCTCAGTCCATCTTGAACGTAAGACTCGGCAATGAGGGCGTGTTAAAGAAGATGGATATACGTGACTACGATGATTTACTGCAAGGCATGAAAAGAACTGAAGTTGGAACAGAATTTGTAATTGGCGCAACCTCTGCTGTTGTGGAAGACGCAAGTTATCTTTCGGATAGTGGAAGCATAAGGGTTGGTGATGATACGATCACCTATACTGGGAAGACTGGCAATACACTCACCGGGATTCCAGCGTCAGGCGATGGATCGATTACAGATACTTGGGCTGTTGGCCGTGCTATTTGGCAAGGGGTGTCTGGAGGACAGCCACAAAGATATGCAGTGTACGATGGGAATCTTTATTTAGATCAACCCGTCAGCAGTACCTATGCGGACTACCAACTTAAATTAAGATACTCAGCTTTCACTAATAGAATCACTACGTTATCTGCAACAGTGATAATCCCTCAAGATTTTGTACGAGCATTATATTACTACACACGTTACATAATTAAGATGGCGAAGGGGGATGAAGACGTGAAAGACTATCAACAGTTCATAAAGATTGTTACTGGCGCAGCACATACTTTGAAATCGCCAGTGATGGACACAGAATCTTATTACACATTTACGGATGCGGAGCCTGCAAATGATCCGTCTCCTTCATTTGGATATAACCAAGACTAATATGCCTCAAGAAAAGGTTCAGTATCTACACAGATACGATCACACACATGGAATGAACGACAGCGTAAGTCCGTTTATGATGACGGAGAAGTCATCTACTGTTCTTAATGGATGTACTCCTAATGAGATATTGGGGGGGCTTGTTAAAGATGTTGGATATGATCAGTCTGGGGATGCCGGGTCTGGAAAATCTATACTGGGAGCTTTTGATTTCGTGCAAGATCCATCTACTAAGAAATTTCTTATTACACAGAATGATTCTACTGATACCGATACAGAGCTTAGATATTTAAATGGAGCTGTCTTTACCGAGATCCCTGCTGCACAAGCTGCTTGGGGTGGGCACACAGAAGTGAATGTTGACATGGAAACATTTATTGGTCACTGCTTTATTGTTGGACATGGAACAGCTGGATATTTACCAGTGGGAAGCCTTACTGGGACTACGTTTTCTACCTCGGCTAATGTTACAGATATGCCACAGGCAAAGTTTGTAGAAGTGTATAAGTATAAAGTTTGGACGATTAACTGTAGGGATGGTGGTACGGATTATCCGGGGAGGGTTTACAAGTCAAGTACTCCTACTGCCGGAGCAATCACATGGGATGATGAGTGGGAAGACATTGATCTTCAGTACGCACTTACTGGGAGCCATGTTATTTGGGATAAGATACTTTTCTTCACAGAACATAAAACTTATTACACTGACGAGAATATTACAGGAACATTATTTACAAATGCCGGATGCGTAGCTCACAGAACTATTTTAAGTAAGGATGATATTTTGTACTTTGGTGGTAGAGACGGATACTACATGTCCGTTGGTGCCGGTAGACCACAGAAGATCTCCGGTTCTATTAAGAGGTTCTATATGGCGGGTGACCCATCTACATATTTTGCTGAAAGAGTTGATAATCAAATCTATCTACACATGGGAACGATTACGGTGAGGGACAGAGTGTACAGTAATTTGCAAGCTGTCTACAATCTTGATACACAGATGTGGTACGTGCGAGAACTTGGAAGGCACAACGATGCTTCTACGCAACATACGATGACAATCTATGCTAAGTATCTTGACTCTTCTACTGGAGATGACAGGCTTTACATGGGTACAGACAAGGGGAAGATATACAACAAATCTAAACATACTGATTCAACTATAATTACTTCGGATGATGACTTGCCGATCTACTCCTCTTTTGAACTGGCTCCGTTCTTAACTAGGCCAGACAAGAAAAAGAGAGCTGTCGAAATGGTTTCGTTTGCTAGGCAGGGGAATGGCCTTAGAATGTTTCTGAGAAAGAAGGATGATAAATCAGATCTTCTTACAGACTATAATTTCCTTGGAGAGCTGACTAAGTATGAAAACTTTTTCTCTACGTTTTCAACGTCTGGAAGTATGCTTGAGCTTAAGGGTGAAGAGGTTGGTTCAAATGAGCCGTGGGAGTATTACGGTACTTCAATCGGTCTTAA